CAGAGCCAATCTTGCGATCTAAGTCAGCAACGTGGTTCACTATTACCTTCTGGGTGTCATTTAATTGGTCTTCAGTGTAGTCTACGTCATTGATCGTAATGGTGTTTGTTTTTTTCTCAGCCATTGTGATCTCCTTTGGTTGGGGGTTAAAATTATTCAGCAGCCCACGGCATACCTGTGGAGTTAACTTGAGCAGCTATCTTGTTAGTGATGTTAGACGTTATAAGAGCTTCATTAGATGCACCTACACCACCAGCCTTGCACCAAGCTAATACGTCTGCTTCAGCTAGGTCTGCGTATGCCTTAAAGTCTGATGCCGTGTGGTCAGGTGTGACAGGTACAGTCCGTGTAACTGACTCAGTAACATCATTACCATCAGCATCTTGTCCTGTGACTTCATCAGCAGTGACTTCACCCATATGCAAGTAAGACCCTGACCGACTGTGGCTAACCTTAGTATCGGCATCTACGCCAGAGCAAGACCACCCAACCTTATATACTGCACCTGTTGTAGTAACTTTGTGCATGTCTGTTACAGACCATGTGAATGTAATTGCCATGTTTTATTCTCCTAACAAGCCATTAGAACGCATGGTACGCAGAACGAACCATCATCATATGTGTTTGAAACGTGGGTTGAAGTTACTTTAGCGATTGTCTTACTGCGAACAATGTCATCGCCTTGTGGTTTAGCTGTTCCATCACCTGCTGACATAAGCAGATCACCCCTAGCAACTGTCGTGCCTTGGGCAATGCGGATAATCATATCGCCTGTCATGGCAATGTTCATGTCATCCTCGTCATCCCAGTTAACAAAAACCCCTGCAACATTTGCATCACCCTCAACAGAAGATACCGCCATACAGTTTAACTGTTCGTTGGCTTCGTTATACGCATCTGCTGCTTCTGTTGCTTGCCCTATAACATTGCCAACCTCACTGTACAAATCATCGCCGACAGAGACCGCTGCGTGTGTCCAAACAGCCATCTGATCTAGGTTAGTTAATACAGTACCTTTAACTATTGATGCGTTTTTAGAACCATCTGCAAGTTGTGACCAACGGGATAAGTGACCACCGTTATAAGATACTGTTGTACCAGAAACAGAAATATTTCCCTCTTGTGTCCCCGTAGAATAAAACCTAACTAAGTCACCGTCAGCGTTGTTTCTGTTAATGTACACAAGAGAGTCGGCATTACCTGTACAACCGAGTTGCCCTTCGTTATTTGCCATAGAAACAGCGTTTTGACCACTAGACGTTCCAGTCTGAGGCCAATAAGTTTCAGCGGTCATATTACTTGCATACCAAACGCCCTTAAGATTAGTAGTCCCTGCTGACCTAGAGTAAAACTTTGGATTACCAAGCCCGTCCGATAGCACAATGTTCGCGCTTTCTGCTCTAAAATCTGCGTTATGTTGGTTGCCAGTGAACATACCTATGTAGGTGTTATTAGCCCCAGTGGTCACGCTGTTTGCACAACCGTGTCCTACAAACGTATTTTGGAGTCCTGTGCTTAGTTTTCCTGCTAAAGTTCCCAAAAATGTGTTGTAATAGCTATTAGTGGTGTAACCTGCTTGATACCCAACAGCAATGTTTGATCCTGTCCCAGCAGTTGATTGGGTATATAGAGACTGATAGCCCACAGCGGTGCTGTTTAGAGCAACTGTATTATTGTACAACGCCTGTCCGCCAATTCCGGTGTTGTGTGCAGCCACACCTTGTAGATAACGTCCCGCCCCGCGACCTACCATGGTGTTTTCATTACCTGTTAACCTAGTTCCATCTACCCCCAGACCTGCTTGGACTCCCACGAAAGTTGAGCTATCCGATGTCGTTGTATACAACCCAGCTTCACTTCCAATGAACGTATTCAAATACCCCGTTGTCGCAAAAAATCCCGCTTGATACCCAACAGCAGTGTTAAAGGCACTTCGTCCTGCGTTTTGAGTTTTAAGCGCTCGATAACCGATAGCAACATTAAACCCGTGACCATCTTCAGTTGCTAATGCCTCATAACCAACGGCTACGTTTGCATCCGCCGTACTAATAGCAGTGCCCGCCTCATCGCCAATGCAGACGTTGTAATTACCGCCAGATGCTATTGAGTTACCTGCGTTTACACCTGCTCTAAAGTTAGATGTACCTGCTGTAGTTGTGTATAATGTGCCGCCTGTGTTTGCGATTATGAGGTTGCCATTGACGTCAATTTGTAAGGTGTTTGCGGCACCAACACCAAAATTCATAGCTCTGGAGTTATGGGCATACTGTATATAACCATCGTATCGTGCAGCACCACTAATACCATCCCCAAAGTGTATAGTGCAACTTGCATCTGCGGCAGAAAGCATTTGCAAAATAGTGCTTGCCGCTGCTGTATTACCAACTTGTAATGGGAAGTACCCTGAGTCTTCAGAAGTTGAACCTGCTAGTCCACCAATGGTTACAACTTCACCACCTGCGTCAAGAAACAGCATATTGATATTAGCATTTGATTCAACGCGGAAGTCCACGTCAACGGAGCTTTCGTTAAAAGTTGTTTGAGTGTTTGTAAAGTCTAAACGATTTCTTGAAGTACCAGCTACCATTGTATAAAAAGTAAGCTCGCCATCTTCAGTTCCATCAGCAACATCTAAAATATAATTTTCTATACTTGCATAAACAACATCTTGGCTATTATTATTCCTGCCCTCAAAATCTACTTTTGCCAATAAATCATTATTAGCAGGAGAACCAGAGTTTCTATAAAATCTAAGGTTTGGCCCTGCGTTACCATCAGCATCTGTAGAGATAAGTTGTAGAGTGTCTAGGTTGTCAGCAGTTGAAATCGTAGAAGCAGCATTACTAGCAAACCCACCGTTAAACACAGTCGCAGCCGTGGTTGTCAGGACGCCTGTTACGGCAAGAGTTTCACCGATTGTGACCAATCCAGTAACTCCTAGATCATCGCCAACAATCAGATCGTCACCAACTATCAAGTCTACCACGCTCAACGAGGCGAAGGCGTCAACCATTGCCGCGCCAGAGCCTGCGCCATTTGAGTAGATAGCCTTAGTTTGTCCCGCCGCGATTGTAATAGTCGCCCCAGAGCCTTGCTTAATAATAATGTTCTGCGAACCAGAGGTTCCATTCTCAATAAACCACAGCTTGCTGACCGTGTTTGGCCCAATTGTGATTGTACAAGCAGAGTCCAAAGTTCCTGTGTACTTTAAAAAGAGTGACCTCCCAGGATCAGTCGCCCCGTCCGCAATCGTAGTTGCGTGCGTGTCGGCGTTAGTCGTAATCGCCTCAGTGCCAAAAGCAAACGCTTCCGCAATTAATTCTAGGTTAGTGTTAGTTGTATCGCCCCAAGAACCCGATTGCTCTCCAGACCCAATTTCTTCTAACCGTAAGTCATTTGTATATACACTTGCCATTTTTTTATCCTATGCTGCAACGTCCGCCCAAGACGGATTTTGCGAAGGGGTGACCCCCGTGAAATTTGAAACTTGAGACGGTATAATTAACCCCCAAGGTTGTTCGATCTCGCCTACGAATGCAGAACATGAAACTCCAGTTACCGGTACATTAGCGTTTCCAACTGTTCCAGCCGTTGCCGCATTTACAGAACCCGTCATCGCCACCATTGTGTTGGTGGTGAAATAACTTCCTAAAGCAGAGGTTCCCGCTACACCCGTAACAGAAACATTAGCAAAACCTGTAACTGTAACGGCGCCAACAGATGCCGTAGCTGCACTTGGTCCAGTAACCGTGACATTACCTTCACTAGAAACCGTGGACGCACCAACGGATCCAGTTGCAGTGATGGAATAAGCAACATTGGTATTCCAAGTGCCTGTGTTCCACCCTTGGATGGAACTGTTCCATCCTTGAAAGGCTGCAACCGGATCGGCCATTAGGCTATCCGGATAATCGCGTTAGATGCATCAGCAGTGGGAAAAATAATTGTGAAGTCGCCAGAACTAGCCGCTTTGTCTGCACCAAAATCTAACACAGCTACCGTCGGATCGCCCGTAGCCGCTTCATTAAATATCAAAGCGCCTCGAACTGCCGAGATGGTTACGTTAGAAAACACCTCATCCGCAAAATCAACTAAAGCTGTTGTACCAATAGCGACCGGCGTAACACTGGTCAGGAAATTTCCTTTTGCTGCGTAGTTTGTCCCGCTAATCTCGTTAGTAGATGTGTACGCAGTAGTTGCAGCGGTGAAAGTAGCACTGTTGTCATACAGAGCCAGTTTAAACTGGTTGCTTGCTGCCGTGAAGTTATGAACACCCTTCATTAGTTCTACCTTGAACGAGGTGCATAAGAAGTTTCCATTAAAAGCCATTTACATTTCCTTTATATACTCGGCCAATTTTGGCTGACCGGCATCTTTGATTGCATTATATACCGTAGTTCTATCACTTTGGATAGCCTGTCGCATATATAGCGCAACAGTTTTTTCTACGGAGTCTCGGTACTCTCTAGCTTGTTCCCGAATAGCTGGAGGCGCGTTCTCAGAAATAGCAATAATCTTATTAGCACAGCGTTGAGCAACTTCCTCTGGGGTAAACCCTCGGTTGTTTGTTGTCGCAACTTCAACTTTAAAATCATTTGACATGGTCACTGGGAAAGATGCAGTCATATATTAATCTCCTTATGTTTTGGCGCGAATGAGTTGACCTGTGCGGTACTCGTCCGTAACCTCTTGAGCCTCGCCCAGGTTCTTCAACCTGCCCGCTGCTTCGCCAAATCTCTGCATGTACATCTGCATAGTTTGAGGATCGCCCTTCATGTAAAGATACGCCTCAGATAAACTTCCGTAGAGCATCGCCATCTCTGCGTTCTCGCTCAACCATGTCAGTGTAGTATCCGCACCAAGAGCCGAGACTGTAGCCGTAGCTCCACTAGGGCTGGCTGTAATTGTTTCACCTACAGTGTAGTTGCTACTAGGGATTACTACAATTAATGATGTGGTGTTGGGAACTGAATTTACACCACTACTTTCACCGCTCGTACCGCCAGTGATAGTGTCATTCGCCGTGAACGTCCCTGTTACACTTGTAAGAGTAAGAGTGTAGCTACTTTGAGTTAAGCTCTCAGGGCGGTAGAAGTAATGAAGTTCAGAAGCAAAACTGCTGTTAGGTGTAGGACCTAAGATAAAGTTATCTAGATCGTACATCGCATAGTATCTAGGGGCCCCAGTTGTAGCAGGATTAGGGGTGTACGTTTGCACAAACTCTGGATCCTTGAAGTCTACAAAGGTTGTATCGCCGCTACTGTCCGTAAACGATAAGGAGAACGGGGCTAAGAAGTCACTAGGAACCGATAAGAACTTGTTTGACGCAGACATCGCACCAGCCACGTTCTTGCGAAACAAACTAAGCTGGACGTTCTTTAGAATCCGTTCCTCGGTAAGTCTTATAAACAAGGGAAGGTTCGAGATAAAAGAGGTCTCGTTGTTTTCAGTGTAATTTTCAATTGCAGTCTTTAACTGCGTGTATGTAAAACTCATGTTGTCACCGTTACTGCGCCCACCGCCCCAGTAGAAACTAGGTTGTTAGGGGGATTAATTCCGTTGTCTGCTGCTCCACCTACAGGATTCCAACCATACTGTATGTTCCGTTGCCCCGCTAAGTCTTGCTCCGGCCGAGGATTTCGAAGAGCTTGCGGGTCAGGCGTAACCTTCGGCGACCTTAACTGAGGCTGCTTAGTTTCAAACTCATCTGGCCCAACAAGCGCACCAGTCCACTCTTTCTTCATATCCTTTAAACGATAGCGGAAGCCCGAGCGGTCTGATATTCCCCATGCTTTTTTACCAGATGCAAATGTCATTAGACCCTCAGATACTGAATGCTAGGCTGTAACTTCAACGGAACACGATCTTCGTCTTCGTCTGCGGCGCGCTGGAACTCTTCCTCATATACAGACTTTAACATCTGAACACGGTCAGGCGCTCGTTTCATGGCGATATAATAGGCTAACCCAGCAACCATACAAGGGAAAAACCGGAAAGGCATATCAGTAGTGTTCACCAAGGTGTCCGCGTCATCAATCCGCTGTAAGTAGTAGTAGATCAATTGGTCGGTGGAGTTCTCAGGAACAGCCCAAAGGTTAATTACAGGCGCAATCTGACGGTTAAACCAGAACTGGCTAGGCCGCCCTTGGGTTGTTTTGTTCGGTATCGTGACGTAATCACCACGGCTAATACGGTCAATAGTGAAGTCCGTGCCGCTTCTTCGTAGCGTTACTTCCAACAGATCAACCACATCGGCAAGCAACGTCTCCTCCGCTTGCCCCTGTGTCAGGGTCACAGTGCCCTGCTTCACGGTCCACATATTCAGGCCACGATTAGCCCACTCCGCAAACATCAGGTTCAGAGACCTACGAGCGGTACGAGCGTCATAGCCTGTGCGGACTTCAATCCCGCACCTCTCGAATGCTTCCTCGATAACCTCACTGACGTCGAGATTAAAGTCTCTTGAGTTTGATACTGTCATTTACTTAACCCATCTTTGTATCGCGTACACCGCGCCCAGGCATAACCATGCCGCCGTTCATGTAGCGTTTTGTACCGATCATGCCGCCCTTGGCTTTTTTCACAGGCTTATCATCGCCGAAAAGTATATTTATAATCGTATCGGAAGCAGCGTCTTCATCACGAATAACTTTAGAAGGGGCCGCTCTTGCGTCCGTATCAATTTTTGCTCCAATGTTTCTAGCGGCTCTCATTTCACCGATTTTTTTGTTTTTTTCAGCTCTTTCGCGCTTTTTGCGCTCCTCTATGTTCACGTTATCTGGGCTACGGGTGCTGCCCTCTCCTATCCGTGCTTCGTCTTCTATCCGCTGGGGACGTTTTCTAGGTCTCAACACATCAGCCATCGTCAATACTCCTTCGTTTTACGTTTCGCGGCGGACACTCTACGAGGCTTGCCCGCAGGTTGTCCAAGTTTATTCTTCTCACGTATCTTACTACGTTTTTC